CAGGACGCATTCGACCTGGGCGTGTTCGAGGTTCATCACGGGCACGCTGCCGTGGCGCGTCTTCGCCGCGGCGACGCCCTTGCCGACCTTGGGGAAGAAGGTGCTGGAACCGGTCACGCCGGTCTTGCTGCGCACCGTCTTGCGCAGCTTGGAGCCCTGGCGCTGATAGGCCTCGTGGACCTCGGCCTGGAACTGCTTGGCGAAGACGGCGTCGATCTGGGTGCTGCCGGACATGGGCAGGCCTCCTGGAAAGGGGGTTGGGGAAGCGGCGGGCGGCGCTGTTGGCCGGATGGGCAGCGGCGTCGCCGCGGCACGCGCAGGCCCGGGTCACGGGTTGGCTGCGCGCGGGATCGGGGCGGGGCGGATGGGGGCCTGCTTCGGCGGCGCGGATCACCGCGCCGGGCCCACGCCATCCGCCCCGCGACCGGCGCCTCGACCGGGGGAGGGATCGGGAGGCGCCGGAACAGTCGCCAGTGCTCAGTGGGCGGCGGTCAGCTCTTGCCCACCAGCCGCCGGAAGCCATCCGTCACGCGCTGGACGAATTCCGGCTCGCGGGAACGCCAGTAGCGCGGGTCGCGCATCATCCGGCGCAGCTCCGCCTCATCCGGCGCGGCCTCGGCGGCGCCGTCGCGCGACAGCGGCGGCTCCTTCGCGGCCATCATGCGGTGCATCGCGACCACACCCTCGGCGGTCGTCGCCAGCGCGTCGAACACCGCCTTGGGCAGGTTGGCCTTCCCCCACGCCGCGATCTGCGGCGCGAGGCGCCGGAAGCGCTCCTCCCCGCCGAATTCGGCGGCGAGCTTCTCGCGCTGGCGGCCGGCCTCGAACTCGCTCGCGGCCTCGGCGATCAGCGGCAGCAGGCGCTCGGCCGCGAGATCGTAGACGAGCTGCGCCTGGCGGCAGGTGAAGCCGGCCTCGTGCAGGCGCCTGTTCACCTCCGGATCCGGCCCGCACAGCTCATGCGCGGGCTTGATCTCGTAGCCCTCCGGCGTCTCCGGCACGCCGAGCAGGCGGCGCCAGCGCGCGCGCTCCTCCTCCGGCGCGTCATCCGCCGGGGCGGCGACCCGGCGGGCCAGCGCGCGCTCCAGCTCCAGATAGGATTTGAGCAGCGCCTCGACGCGCAGTCCGCCTGCCTCATCCCGGAACTTTTCCGGGATGTCGAGCTTGATGTCGGCGCGGTTCTTTTGCGATGGCGCCGTATCGAGAAGATTCTCGGACATGCCGGAAATCACTCCTGGTTGGTGGATTCTGGTGTGGATCCTGCGTCCGGCCGGATGATTTCCGGCGGAACGCCGAGCGTCCGCGCGAGCCAGCGCGCGGCCGCGCCGGCATCCAGCGCATCCCGCGCCGCGCCGCCGAGCCCGGCGGCGGCCTGGATGAACAGCAGCGTATCCGCCGCGTCCGCGCGCGCCTGCACGCGCGCGAGCGGCGAGGCATAGACCAGCCGCACCTCCCGCCCATCCAGCTCGATGGGCGGCACCTCGCCGCGCCGGCGCAGGATGCCGAGGCAGCGCGCGATCATCGGCGTCAGCAGCTCCGCCTGCAGCCGCCCATAGGTCGCGCCCAGCAGCCGCGCCGCGGCCGCGCCGCGCTCCAGCACCTCGGTCGCGGTCATCGGCGCCTTCTCGGCCGCCGCGATGCGGTCGGCGAGAAGCGCCGTGCGGATGCGCGCGCGCAGGTCGTTCAGCACGATCTGCGACACGTCGAAATTGCCCGGCGCGGCGAGCGGCGTAAGGCCGGCGGAGCCCTGCGCCTTCGGGATGATGGCGCCGGGCACCAGGCGGATCGTCGCCGGGTTCAGCACGCCGTCATCCTCGGCCTGCCAGATGCCGGTCGCGGCGATCGAGGCGTTCTTCAGGATCAGCTCCACCACCTTGTTGGCGGTGCGGATGTCGGGCAACGCCTTGGCGACGGGGCTGCGGCCATAGGTCTCGCCCGGCAGCTTCAGCCAGCGGAAGGCGACGAAGGGATTCTCGGCGAAGCTGCCTTCGGCGAGCAGCGACGGGCCTTCATCGGCGTCGAGCACCGCGGCGAAGCGATGGCCGCGCATCGGATCGGGCCAGGCGGCCTCCACCACCCGGCGCTTCCCGGCCTCTGCCTCCCGCCTGGCGCGCGGCAGGCGTGCCTGCGGCCATCGCGAGACGATCTCCTCGTCGCTCAGGCGCAGCGTGCGGAAGACCGTATCGAGCCTGCCGCTCGGCCCTTCCTCCAGCACCGCCTCGCGCAGCGGCACGGCCCTGAAACGCAGCGCGGAAGCCTCGCCGGGCGGCGCCTCCTCGATGCTGAGCACCGCGGTGCCGGCGACGACAAGGTCGAGGAAGGCCTGGTGCAGCTCCAGCGCGAGGTTGGAGCGGTCCAGATGATGCTGCAGCGCCTCCGCCGCATCGGCCAGGGTGCGGGCCAGCGCCTGGTCCTGCGCGCCATCCAGGTTGCGCGCCGGGGCGAGGGCGAACCAGCGCGACCAGGGCGGCGCGAGCTCGGCCAGCAGCGAGGCGGCGAGCTGCTCCGCCGCATCCGCCGCCGTCGCATCGAACAGCGGCGCGCTGCCGGGCGCGGGCAGCGCATGGTCGTAGCAATCCTGCCAGCCCGCTTCGAGCGGGCGGCGGCGGGCCAAAGCGCGCGCGTGGCGCGCGAGGATCTCCTCGGGTCCCATCGCCGTCATTCCCCGAGCAGCGTCTTGCGCGCGGCGACCGTCGGCAGCGGATCGAGCACACCGCGCGCGCTGGTCGCGATGGTGCCGGAAAGGCCCCGCCGCGCGCGCTCCACCGCGCGCAGCCGTGCGGCGCGGGCTGCCTCCTCGGCGGCCTGCTCGTTGCGGGAAGCGGCTTCGACAACCGTCTCGACCGGCGCCGGCGGCGGAAGCTCCACCGGCTTCGGCGCCCTGAACAGGCCACCCATGCGCTCATCCTTCGGTCTGGGCCCCGAAAAGCCCGAAGGCCCGCCCGGCTTGCGCCGGACGGGCCTTCGGAAGTTCAGGACCGGGGAGGAGATCGCCGCGGGACGCAACTCGCCCCGTGGCGAAGCCGGTGATAGCGGCGGGTCAGGCTGGTGTCAAGACTTTTTTCCTATCACGGAGGGGATCGCGCCGCGCCGTCCCGCCGAGCTTGCGGAACAGCCCATAGGGCGTCAGCGCGAAGGGTGCGCCCGCGCCCAGCAGCGCGCGGCAGAGGCTCACGCAGGTGAAGGGCGTGAGCGCCGGCAGCCAGCGCGCCCGCGGCGGCCCGGGCCGGAACGGCCCGACCACGGCCAGCCCCGCCCGGCGATAGAAGCCCGGCAGGTCGAATTCCGGCGGCACCACCAGGCGCGAGACCAGCAGCCGCCCCGAAAGCGGCTCCAGCACGGTCCAGCCGGTCGCGTCCGCCAGCGCGGCGAAGCAGTGGCGGAAGCCGGGTTTCAGCGCGCGCAGCCAGGGCTGGTCGGCCTGCCCGCCGAAGGCGATCCAGAGGAACTGCCCGCCCTCCGCGACGCGGCGATGCGCCACGCGCCTCATGGCCGCGCCCCCGGAAAGGCGATGACCTCGCCCGCCATCGCCATGCCGCGCGGCGGCCCCGCGACGATGCCCTTCTGGCGCAGCGGGAAGTCCATCCGCTCCATCGCCTCGCGCCAGAGGCGCGCATCGCCGCGCTCGGCCGGGTAGCGCGGATTGGGCGCCGTCCCGCGCTCGCCCCAGATCCGCATGACGCGGGCGTGGTGGAGCTCGATCCGGCGCTGGCGATACAGCCGGTCCAGGCATTTCACCACGTCATCCGGCTCGCAGGGGCGCAGCACCGCGCCGCGCCCGGCGGCGAGGCGCGCGCCGTCGCGGCGCGCGGTCAGCGCGGCCATGGTCCAGAACCAGGCCTCCTCGGCCGAGGTGAAGGGCTCCGCCTTGGCAAGGCTCGCGAGGATCGCGTGGCGGCTCGGGGCGAGGGGCATGGTCGGGGGGTCTCCTGGCGCGTTCCGAACAAAACAGGAACACAGGGACCCTAGCCAATTCCACTTCGGGTTGCAAGGCACAAGTTCCTATTGCAAGGCGACTCGAAACCTAGGATGTGATGCCCAGGAACCCCCGGCCCGATTCGGGCCGATCGAGGATGCGATGCGCCACGAGGATGTCTGGCGGGCGATTGACGCGCTGGCCGCCGAGCATGGCCTCTCCGCCTCGGGCCTGGCCCGCAAGGCCGGGCTCGACCCGACCGCCTTCAACCCGTCCAAGCGGATCGGGCCGGATGGCCGCGCGCGCTGGCCCTCCACCGAAAGCGTCGCCAAGGTGCTGACGGCGACGGGCACCGGCATTGACGCCTTCGCCTCGCTCGTCACCGGCGCGCCGGCGCTCTCGCGCGGGCGGGCGGTGCCGGGGCGGCGGATTCCCTTGATCGGTCTCGCCCAGGCCGGCGGCGATGGCTATTTCGACGATGGCGGCTATCCGGTCGGCGGCGGCTGGGACGAGATCGCGGTGCCCGACGTGTCCGACCCCAACGCCTATGCGCTCGAGATCAGCGGCGATTCGATGGAGCCGGTGTTCCGCGACGGCGATGTGGTGATCGTCTCGCCCGGCGCCCCGGTGCGGCGCGGCGACCGCGTCGTGGTGCGCACCCGCAAGGGCGAGGTGATGGCGAAGGAGCTGCTGCGCCAATCCGCCCGCCGGGTGGAGCTCGCCAGCCTCAATCCCGCCCATCCCGGCTACAGCTTCGGCCTGGACGAGCTCGCCTTCATCCATCGCATCGTCTGGGCGAGCCAGTAG